ATCACCTGCAACTACACCAAAATATGAATCACCTAAAACAACTTGTCTTTCTGTTGAGTTAAAATTTGATTCAAGTGTCAATATACCTCCAGTAGAATTAACGTGTAGGTCTCTACCGGAAACAAGACTACCAATACTTCCCACAGTAGTGCCGTCTTTGCGAAATATTGCAATATCACCATCACTATCTTCACGATTAAAATATGATGGGAATTGACCTCCTACAAATAACTGTCCATTAGCGTTAAGAGTTATCCCAGAGCCACCATCACCTATTGGTGAATATTGGCTAGTGTGACCCACCAACAAGTTGCCACTGCTGTCTAGCGTCATTGCTGTGCTTGAAGCATTATCGTCTATGCCAGTAGATGCAAAGCTAGTTAATGTACCAACACCAGTAATACCAGTATATGCACCACTTACCCTAGCACTTGGAACTGTGCCACTGTCTAGGTTATCTGCGTTTAAACTAGCTACACTAAATGTACCATATGCAACTATGTCTACCTCATCTCCATCAGCTAGAGCTTCTGTAAATGTTACTGTGTCACCACTGGTAATAGTAATATCAGCATCTGACATACGAACACCATTGACGTACACATCTACATAACCTGCATCATAAGCTAGTGTACTGCCATTAGCATCTGCTCCAGTTACACTTGTTGGAGTTCCTGATATATCATAGTGAAACCTAGCTGAAGTTCCGTTAACTGTAGAACCTGCTGCTGCCCAACCACTTGACTTGTATACCTTTAACTCATTAGCTGTAGTATCAAAGTATAAGTCACCTATATCTAATGATGTAGTAGGTGCTGAAGATGCAATACGATAAACTTCACCAAAGTTATTTACTGAAGCAAGGTTGCTTGCCACTGTATTTACGTTGGCTATAGAACCACCAACATTTGATATTGCATTAGTTGCAGTTGTTCCATCTTCTATATCAGCTAGAGCTTGAATATCTGTACTCAATCCTGCTACTGTGTCTATATCAGCACTATCCCCTGCTACTGTAGCTATATTATTAGTAGGACTTATTTGCCCTGCAACTGTATTTACATTTGCTTGATTGGCTGATGTAAGTGTTAACTGTCTCCAAGTTGTATTGGTTAAATCATACACTTTCATTATGTCGTTAGTTGTGTCAAAGTACAAAGCACCATCAAGTAAAGCATTACCATCATTGTCTAATACTGGGTCTGTTGCTTTTGCTCCTAAAAATCTATCATCAAAATTATCAAGGGCAGCTTCTGCTGCTGCTTGTGCATCCTCTGCTAAACCTTGAGCAGTTTGGGCATCAGTAGCAGATTGTGCTGCATTTGTTGCATTTGTACTAGCATTTTGTATTGCAGTTAAGTTATCTGTTACATTCTGTAAATTAGTTGTTTGACCTGCAACTGTAGTCACATCATTTTCTATACCTGCAACTGTAGTTACGTTACCTTGTATATCTGCTACAGTTTGTATAGCATTAGTAGCAACAGTACCATCTGTTATGTCAGCAAGTGTTGCTATATCTGTTACAACAGGAGCTAATGTATTTACATCAGTTATGCTAGTTGCTACTATTCCTATGTCAGCTTCATCAGCTGCCACATCATTAACATCTGAAATGTTAGTTGCAACAGTGTTAAGGTTAGTTGTATTCAAAGAATTTAACTGAGCTTTATCAGCAGGAGTTAACCAAGTATTTTCTAGGTAATCCTTTGTTGCAGCATCTTGAGCATTTGTAGGATTAGCTACATTCTTAATGACTTTGCTTTCTGCATCCCATTTACTATCTATATCTTCTTGGATAGTATCGTCAGTTAAGTCAACAGCTTCTTGCGATGAGTGAAAGATTTGTATGTTAGCATTGTCTAAGTCTTCTTCAGTCAATACTGAACCAGATGCAAAGTCTACTGCTCTTGATGTTAAGTCTGTTGTACGTCTAACTTGTACGACAGTACTACTAGCAGGAGCACTGGTTAATTGTACCTGAGAAGATGAAGGGAAAGTCAAACCTGTTTGAGCTACCCCATCAACTGTAACACTTATCTCACTAGTCGCAGTGTACGTAAAGGGGATGTTAAACGTGTCTGTGACGTTGTCCCCAGTATAGTTTTCATATGATAATGGCATTTGTATTCCTCGTTATTAATGTTGTAACTTTAGGTTTAGTTAATCAAGTTCATCTGCAAGTGCATTGATTGCCTGTCTTGCACCATATAAAGATTGAAAAGGTAGTACTCTTAATAGCTTTCTTATCTCAGCTTCTTCCATATCTCCTTCTGCTATATTCTTTGCAGAACTAAATACATTCTGTACGATAGAGTAAGCAGGAGGTGTTATAGCATAAGTATTACCACTCATAGCTCCTGTAGTAAGTTGATAGATGTATGAGAACATACTAGCTGCTCCTATCTGTGATAATGCACCTAAAGCCCAGTTAGCAGGTTGCATACGTTCTTTAATATATTCATCAGCATCACTACGTCCAGCAGCATTTAGATGTACTCTAGTGATATACATTAGACCACCCATAGCTGCAGCTGACACTAAAATCTTAGCTACTGCTGCATCTTTCTGACCTATTCTTACACCTAATCTTTGAGTCTGTTGTTCCAAAGAACCTAAAGTAAAGTTCATAAATTGAAACATTGTTCTACCCATTTGACTAGACTTAAGCCATTTGTTACTAGATGCTATGTTAGTCTCTTGCACATTAGTTCTGGCATCTTTAAAACCAGAAGCACTAAAAGCTTCTCTAACATCTTCTTTCCAATTTTCAATGTTAAGCTTAGTTACTCTTCCGTTGGGTGCTCTTTCAACTAGCTTACTATTCATAGTGTCTCTAATCTTTATAGCCATTTCGTCACTAATACCAAGCTGTTGTCTCTTGATAGCACTAAACGGAATCTTACCCTTACGTGCAGCTAGTGCCCATTCATTAGTAAAGTTCATCATGGATAACCTACGTAAAGTCTGTGTAACACCTGTTAAACCAGACCAGTAAGCTACAAACTTTTGTGAACCATAAGCACCTTTCTCAGCTGCTGCTCCTAACTTCTTGGTACTCCAACCTTTCTTGTCATACCACATACGTTCAGGAGATATAATAGCTCCTACGTCTTCAGTATCAAAACGTGTAACAGCATTCCAGTTACCTAGAGCTACTTCGTTTCCTGCTCCCATAGTCTCAACTAGTTCTCTCATCAAACCATCAGGTAATCTACCTTTACTTGCTGATTGAAATAGTTGTTTGTAAGCAGGAGCAGATTTAAGTAGAGTAGTAAAACTATACTCAAACAAAGCATTAGTAAGCTCCATCATGGCTGACATGCCTGACATACCCATGTTAACAGCAAAGCTATAAGCTCTTACAGCTACGTTAACATCTCTTAAACGGTTTGATACATCTTCTCTATTAGCTAATCTGCCAGTAATACCATCATACATAAACTGTGCAGCATTTACAGATTTGTCTATCTCGTCTTGAGCTACTCTTTTCTTTTTACCTTCGTCTTTTATTTTTGTCATAAGAGTATCAAAACTAGAACCAGTTTGGTTGGTGTTAATACCATTCCTAGCTAAACCTATTGCACCTGATAATTGAAAGATATAACTATTTGCAAGTTGTTCTGCATCTTCTTCTAACAAATCAGTAAACCTTATTTCGTCTATCTCTCCTGTAGCATTAGATACTTTGATAGTAGTACCTTCATCTAGAATCATTCTATGTCTTGCACGTTTATGAGACTTAGGAATGTTAGTCTTAGTAAAGAAGTCTGTGATATCATCTATCTCTGCTTCATCAAAATCAGCTGCTCTAAATATATCTGCAAGGTCTTCTAAGTTCATCTCATGTACACCTGCAGCACCTACTTTACCAGACTTAGGGTCTGTTATACTCTTTGTATATGCCATAGCTATCTTTTTTATGTAAGCTGCTACAGCCTTAGGCTTTGCTGGAAGGTTTTTACTTTCAAGGTTTCTCTTTACAAAAGACTCAATGTCAGGTTGACCTCTTCTCATGGACTGTTCAACTAATTCAGCTATCTTATTGTCTGCATCATCTCCTAGTCTAATACGTAGTTGTCTAATTTTTTCATCATTAAAGATACGTGACATATAGTTAGGGTGATTCTTTAACATACCTTTACTAAATCCAGCTACGTCATACTTAATAGCTAACCTAGCTAGTTCATCTTGTGTACGTTTGATAGCATCACCTGCAACACGTACCTCATCTGGTACATCTGTTACAATACCTCTGACATAACGTGATACTTCTCTGTTAAATTCTTCTATACTTGCACCAGTGTTTTTCTTCCATAACATCTGTGCATTAGGTAAAGTATTAGATAAGTTATTACGATGAACCATTTGTAATCGTTCAGCTATTTCTGATGCTGATTCATTAGTAACTACTTTACCACCTTTGTAACCAACAGTGTTCATGCCTAGTATACGACCTGCATACCTAGCCCAACCTATGTCTGAGTTACCTAATCTAGCACCAGTAGATAGAAGTTCACGTAAACCAAACATGTTAAAACCTGCCATCTTAGGTATAGCACTAACATCTTCTGTTGTAAGTTTTGTAGCATCTATACCATCTACAGATTCTATAAACTTATCACCATCTAGTTCTCTTGTTATAATCTTTTCAGCAAGAACATCTACGTTAAACGCATCATGAAACTGTTTCTCAGCAGGTGTAAGTGTATCACCTCTTAGAACTTTCCTAGCAATCTTAGCTCTATCTCCTGCTCTTTTAAAGGCTATTCTACCTGCATTTAAACCACCACCTATTAGTGCTCCTGCTCCACCTGCTATCAATACATCATTAGCATCAACATCATACTTCACATTAGCTCTAATAGCTTCAAAGGCTGCACTCTCTGCTGCTGTAACAGCTGCTCCAACAGTAAAAGCCTTCTTAACATTATAAGCTTTCTTAAGAGCACCTGCAGTGACAGCAGCTCCTCCTGCTAGGGGAGTACCTATTGCACTAACTGCAGCACCTGAAGCAAGGATAGCAGCCCATTCAGTAGGGTCAAACATTAAGGAGAATGCATTAGCAGATACACCTGTCCAACCATCTGAAGCAAGTAAAGCACGGTTAGAAACTGTTTTAAGATGCTGTTCTCTGACCTTCATAGCTCTGTTTAAACCATTGACTTGAGCTTCTTCTAAGACTTCTTCAACAGCTATAGTAGGTAAACCTTCTGTTAGTTGTTTGACTAACTCTGGAGTAAAGTTGGTAATAGGAGTACTAGCATCTGTAGTATACTTATCTATAGTATCTCTAGCACTCCACCAGAGTTGGTTCTCATCATAGGCAGTACCTAAACTATCAATGAAACCTCTACCATTATCTTCTGCTGCCATCTCGTTTTTTAAGATAGCAGCTTCGTCAATAGTAGTAGCTATAGGTATTCTAGTTTCATCTAGTCCTTCTATACCTAAATCTTTTAGAAAGGTTTGTTCAGCCATTTGATTTCCTTTTTAATTATAATGGTAACTCAGCATCACTCACAGCATTAGCCATCTCAAAAGCACGTTCTTTAGTTTGTCTAGCCCATTTGTTTAAGACAACTTTACCATCTTTAGTTCTACTATACAACATCTCAAACTTAGCTTTAGCTAGAGCTTCAGCTTGTTCAGGAGAACCTTCTTCATATTGTCCTGCTTCTTTAACAGCTGCTGTAAAGTTCTTCCAAGTCTTTGGAATATTAGTGACACCTAACTGGTAACCCATACTAATGATAGCTGATTGTGCTTCTTCAGGTATGTTTCTAAAACCTTGTATTTCTTTTTCTAGATAGTTACCAATCTTCTGCACTTTTAAATTAAGAACTTGAGTAGCTTCTTCTCTTGTTACATTATTAACATCCTTAATCAAAGCTTTCTCATCTTCTTCTAGAGCAGGTAAGTAGAAGCCAAAACCTACTGATTTATTCTTACCATCTTTGTAAGGGGTACTAGAGAAACCTTCTTGAGTTGCTATCATATTAGCTGTTTTCTCTTCTATGTTACTACCTTCTATAGTCATTTTATTTCCTATTGCTTGATTACTGGGCATGTTACTTATTGAGTTTTTTTTAAGAGTAACTTTTTTGTTATACTCTTCTTTAGCTTTATCTATTTCACTAGAAATAATATCTATTATTTTATTACTTGATTTTGTAGTAAAGCCTTCTATAAACTCTCCAATTATTTCTGAGTTCTGTTGAGCAGCTGATGTTGAACCTAATACATAGTTTAGAGTTGACTTAATACCTTCTGTAATGGTATCCATAAACTCACCACCTACTAATTTCTTAGGGTCAGCTATATCTTGTTGCTCTAACTTCTGTAAAGTTTTTGTTAGCATAGGTTGACCTACAACAGGTTCACCTGTAGGAATAGGCTGAAATTGTTTAAAGTCATCAACTTGTGTTAAAGCTGTTTCTATTACATTCTGAGAAGTAGAGTTACTTACAACCTTGTTTACTTCTGGAGTATATGTAGTAGTAGTACTTACATCTTGAGTCATACCTGTAGCTATTAGATTGTTTAACTGCTGTTGGTCAGATAGTAATACATTCTTATTTATACTCCCACCTACTTGACCAAGAGGTAAACCCTCATCATCAAAAGCCATGATTACTGCTGCATTAGGATTCTTAGGGTCTGGGTAAATAGCTATGTCAAACTTTCCAGCTTTTAAACCATGTGTATCAAACATATATTGTTTGACTTTATTAGAGTCTAATAACAATTTATTATACTTTGGAATAATCTCTGAAGGCTTTAAACTACTGTCTACACCTGTGTTAAGATGATTAAAACCATACTCACTACCATTACCTGATTCAACTACTGGGTAATCTTTCTTAGCTATCTCAACAGCTTTTTCTATAGCTTCATCTTCTCCCATACCTGATTGTATTAGATAATGAGCATTAGTTGCTATTTCATTTTGAATAAAAGATGAATTACTTACCTCTGATAAATCTTTAGAAAAAGGAGAGATTTCATTCATTTTATCTTTAATGTTTTTTGTAAAATCAGGTGACTTTGTTATCTTAAAGTCCATCATCTGTATATTTCTAGCAGCATTATTATAGTTCTTACTTCTTATAACAGCAGGAGGTTCACCTTCAAAAGCTTGTTCTTCTGTTTGCTCTTGTAGTATAT